AAAACTTTATTGCCATCTTCATCATGTGAGTGTATGCCAACACAACCTATTTCTTTGGCTCTTGCATTTGCTTCTGCAGGGTTATCAAAAACATCTTTGCGTATTTCTTGTTTTATTTGGGTAAGTGTTGAGAACCTATGACCTACAATAACATCTGATGGCTCACCGCCTTGATATACTCTTATAAGAGCAGCAGGGTTTTCTGCTGTTGCATTAAGAGTAAAATCAGTATCGGGAACAGCCAGTGTTCCGCTTCTTACTATTCTAGTTATTTTGCCCCTTGCTCTGCCACCGCTAGAATTCCATGAGACCATGTCTCCAGTTTTTAAGGCATCTGCTGCAGCTTTATTCTCTGTAGAATTTTCTTTGTAAGAATCGTACTCATTGGTACAGACGGCTAGGCGTTGATCTGTGTCGGTATACTCACTCGTCATAGTGTCATCTCCCATACATCTTTTTAAAAAGTCTTGCCTTCTCTCAGAACTATTAGGTTTTGGAATAGGCATATATATCTACATATGTTACTTCAGTCCTTACCATATCACAACATCTTGTGTATATAAAATATTACAAAAAGTATTGCATATATGTAAATAGTTGTTATAATAACTACATAACATGATAAAACTAGGAGATAACATGAGAAAACTGACAATAAAAGACTTGATAAAAAAGGCTGTTGCTAATCCAGAAAATATACATGATGGACAGATAAACTGGAATTGGGTGAGCGCTGATGTGTATATGGATAACATTGAGTTAAAACTTGGCTTTAATGAAAACACTTTGCATGAAGTTATTAATTCTTTAGAACTTGGTAGAACTGATAAATATGAGGGGGCAAAATAATGAAAAAAGCAACTACATACGAAATGGCAAGCTACCAATACAAATCACAAATGGCTGACAATGGGTATGCGTACAAACACCCTGTAGAATCTATAAGCGCAGAATACAATGGCTTTTGGATGTTGCGAGATGAGGCTGGTAATGTTGCTGCTGTAGAAAAGAAAACAGGGAAATTGTTAGCTACTTACTAGCTGACAATATCCTCTTCGTCAGCATAGACGATAACGCACCTACAATTAATAACATTTTTTGCGCCCCCTTTAGAGTCCCCTGCAAATCCCATTTCTGAACCGCCTACGATAAAGTCCTCTGACATATCAACTGTTTGACCATTGGCTGTTGCATGAGCTGATCTTGTTCTATTGTCATTAGTTGACACCCAGCGCTTTAACATCTTTGTGCCTAAATCTCTTTCAACTTGCAAATGGTATGAGTGGTTTGCAAAGGATGCTGCGTTATGAGTCTCAGTTCTTGCTATCAAAGCTGCTCTGCTTCTACTGATAGGCAGAAACTTATCTGTTAGTAGTTTTGCTATCTGTGGCAATGTGAGGTTGTCTGCTCTGCCTTGCTCAATGAGATTACTAATTCTTGATGCAAGACGATTTGATATTCCACTCAATAACAATTGTCTGCTGTTAAAATATTCATTGACTACACCCTCAAAGTCTACGCTTCTACCAAACACAAATGCTTCGTCTGCTTTTCTGTTGATGCTGTATTTGTCCTCATTGTATTTGTATATGGTTTCAAATGTCCTTCTGTAGTGAGAAAGCATCATTGGCATAAAATCCTCATTGAGCGCTCTTGCAGCGACATCTTCTTCATATATACCAAACTCCCTAAAAAGATAGAGTTGTACATTCAAAAACTTTCTAAACAAAGTGTTGAGGTTTCTAAAGTGTCTTTTTTCTAAATTATTTCTAATGACTAGTTGTTGTCTAACTTCAAAGCGTGAGTTTATTCTGCCTTGTCTAAAAGTGTTTAATTTCTTTTTGGAAGCTGCCTGATTCTTTCGCACTTTTAAAAAGTTCTCCATACAATTAAATCAGGTCTTATTAGATCAATTTTTATTTGTCTCTCTTTCTATTTGATTGCGCACTTTAGTTGACCATGAAAAGCCTGCATCACCGCCCCACAACGCCCATGCTATGCGCCCTGCTGATGGGTAACCCTCTTGACCCTGCTTAAATCCTTGACCTTGCTTGTCAACCTCGTGTCTACTAAAAAAACTAAACATTCTTTTAACGGTTGATATAGACAAGTTTTCTTTATTCATTAATTGATTTGCTCTTGCAACTCCAACACTTGTACCACCCCTTTTGTATTTTCTTCGCCATTCAAGACCTCTTGCTGCTTCTTCAGCCATTGAGTTTGTCGGCGTAGTGTTGATGTCAGAAAGAGCCTTTTCCTCTGCTAACAGTAAAGATATCTCTTTGTCAGTTTCTTCATCATCATAGTCTTCTAAATCTTCTTCGTTGATTGGGTTCTGTGGTTTTTCAACATCACCATCAGATATTGGGAAAAGGTTTGCAGATATATAAAGATCATCAGCGCCATCTATTGGCTCGTAGCCTAGCTGCTCTCTTGCTTCGTTTCTTGTCATTATTCCTTCTCTAACAGCAGAGGTAACATTTTCATAGGTTCTTTTGACTCTTTCACTTAAAGCAGGAATTGAATCAATATCAAACTCTAATGTAAGGCGATCATCAAACATTGGAACTAACCATTCGTTGAGATCAGATGCTATTTTTCTTAAATGTGGAATTATTGTTTCTTCATAAAGGGCAAGCCTTGCTTCTGCTACATTGCTATAAGTTTGGCTATCAGGCACGCCTACAAGCTGACTGGGTACACCAAAACATAATGCTATGTCTGTGGCGCTCATATGTTTAAGGTTTAAGAAGTCCATGTCTTTTGGGCTTAACCCCATTTCTTTCCAATCAAAGTCTCCCTCTAGTAATAAAGGTCTACCTGCATTGTTTGCACCAGTAAACCTATTATTCATATCAGTGATGAGTTGCTGTCTCTGTGATTCACTAAGGTTAACTGCAAAGCCTGCATCATCTTGTGGCTTAAATATAACTGCTCCACTGGGTCTTGCACCGTTCTGTAAAAGATTCACATTGTGCTTGCTAGACATATTAAATTGATCTACCTCTACTGCAGCAGCGCTCATTGGACTTAGACCATAGTAGTCATCTAAAGGATTCCATAGCTTTATATGTTTAAGTTCGCTATAGCCATTCTCTTGATCTATTCTGTAAGTTTTATTGACCCTTCCGTTGACTATATATTCATACATTTCAGGAATTGGTTTGCCGCTTCCTTTGATACTTATGCGATCAGGTCTAAGTTGATGAAGCTCTTTTGGAGTTCCGTTTTCAGTACCAGTTTTAAGGATGTAAGCATTGCCACTCAGCAGAACATAACCAAACAAGCTGTTAAAAAACTCACTATATGACTGCAATGGATTGGGTCGCATTAACAAATCTATAAGTGGATGTTGTTCTACTATTTGATCTCCTGCTTTAACAATAAAAGGTACGGCGCTTGCACCTTTGCTAATCTCATTAACACATCTATATACAATTGCGTTTTTAAGGTAGCCTTCTTTTGCTAGGTCTGCATATTTATAAGTCTTGCCTTCTTCAGTGCCAACACCAAAGTAACCCATCATGTTTGAATTTTTTTGTTCAATAGGTTGCCTATTAAACAATTTTTGTAAAAATGTTTGATCTGCCATCAGCTTATTCTCCAGTTTACTTTACCCTGTGATTTGCTAAGTTCTGAAAGTCCCCAAACTAAAGCATCTAATCTATCAGGACTGGGTTTCACTTGACCCACATAAGTACACATTTGTGTCTCTAGTTCTTCAAATACACCAATATGATGTACTCTCCTTTGTTCATACAATGCAGCAATAGGCTCTGCTCTTAACATTTTACCTCTTGATGCTCTCACAGACCTATATGGTACATTAGTGTCAATGCTGCGTATAAGGCGCTCAACTAAGTCCCCACCGTTATTGACTTCTGCAATAATTCTATCAGCTTCCCATTCATAATAAGCCCTTACAGCTATCTTACCCCAATTATCTGCTGTATGCCTACCACTTAAATCTTCTAATACATAAAAATTGTTTGAGCGATCTTTACCTACGACCATAATACCAGTCTCATCTGAGTCCTCGCCTGCTGTAACAGCAGGGTCTATAGCTACCATTATTTGTGTTAATTCTTTCTCTGTGTCTTTGGGCAGCCTTTGTTCTTCTATCATACTTAAACTCCACAATGCACCTTCTACATCATCAACAATCTCTGCATAAAGTTCTTGACGACCAAGCGCAGTACCTTCATATCTTTCACGCATCATTTCTAATGCCGATTGAGCTAAGTTTGCTTGGTTTTCAAATGTTGAGCCTTTTGTAACTGCAACATCTTTTCTTATAATGAGGTCTTTGATAAGTTTTATTGGTTTTGGGGTAGTGGTTATGACACATTGAGGTTTGTTGCCTAGCCGCAAGCCAAACATTAATTGATCAAATGCTTCTGGATATTGCCATGCTGCTAATTCATCACACCAAGCTCTATGAAACTGTGGTCCACGCAATCTTTCAGGGTTGACTGCTGCATATCCTGTAATCTTAGAGCCGTTTCTTAAACGAATCTCACAAACGCTTGAAGAAAATCCATTTGTGCCAAAATTGTTTTCGTAACAATCATCAGGTATTAGGGAAAGCAAACCACTTGGTCCACCAAAGCATACTCTGCGTAGATCACCAAAAGTTGGAGCAACTACAGCGCAGTTTGTGTTGGGGTTTCTTAAAGCATACAGAGCAATGTCTTGCGCACCTGTTCTTGTTTTACCCCATCCACGACCTGCAAGTATTAACCATATGAAAAAATCTTCATCAGGTGGTAGCTGCTTTTCTCTAGCAGTTTTGAGCCATCTAGTGTATAGAGTCCAAGTCGCCAGTTCGCTTGGCTCGTCCAATCTCGTCCAAGAGTTCCATAGCTTCGTTGAATGCTGTTGTGTCTTTAACATTAGCGTTTAGATTCATATTCTCCGTAGCTTCACCTAGAGCCAATTTAGCTACTCTTTGAACTTTGTATGTGGCTTCACACAATTGATTTACCATATTTGGCGTAAATTTATCTTCCTGTTGACTTCTCTTAATCATTGTACCTATTTGCCCAAGAAGTGCTTTTGATATATTGAGTGTAGTAGTATCAAACTTTTTGCTCTCTTTGACTAACTCTGTTTTTCTTTTTGAGTCTAACTCTGTGAGGTACTCTTGTTGGAATCGTTCTTGCGACATTTTCCAGTTTTCATTTTTTGCGTGTCTGTATAAAGTGCTTTTGGGTATGTCATGTTTTTGCGCTAATTCGTCAAGTGAGAATAAAATCCTGTCGCCATTCTCATCATCTATGCCTTGCACATAGAGATTACGCACTTTCTCTTTTAATGAAGCTGTCAGCTTGGATTGTTTTTTGCTCATTTTTTCCTAGTAATTCTCAATAATAGAGTTTCCATATTGGATTGTAAACGAAAAATTTTAATATGGGAATAGAAGCCTAGTGTGCAAGTAAAGTTACAAGGATTAGGGAGACCTTACTTGCTTACACCCTCACTAGACAAAGAGTGTTAACATTTCTCCCTAATGTTTGTTGACCACCATGCAGGCTTTGGAGTTCCTTTTTCCCACTTAGCATAATGCTTCTCTGCAATCATGTACTGCCTATATGCTGCTATATGATCTTTGTTTTTATATTCTTTTGGCATTGCCTGCGCAAAATTAGTGAGACTACCTTCTTGTATGTCCATAGGAAATCTTGCCAATCCATCCCATAAGTCAAGCCAACATAGATGATATCTATTGTAGCGTTTTGTATATTCCTCGCATAAACCTATGAAATGCAGAAGAAGCCATCTGTAGTTTTCATGCGTCTGTCTTGTCCATATAGTGCAAGGGTGATTCACAAAGGCAGGCTTGTATAAGCTAAAGTCATTGCAGTAACTTGCAGGAGACAACTCTCTGTGAGCAGTGCATAACATTTGCGCTGTCTCTAATGGCATCTTTACAATTAGCTTATCAGGTAACGCTCTTGCAGACTTTGTTGGACATTGGTGTACAGCAAATATATTCATTAATCGTATTTCAGTTTGTTTAGCTGTTCGTTGCTTTTAATTATATATATATTGAAATCTTTTATTGGTAGCCATTGATCCATTACTATGTGATGATTCTCTGCAAACTCATTAAAAGCATCTGTTTTGGATGTAATATTTTCTTCATTGACTACACCCATTATAGGCTCATCAGGAAATCCATAATGCCACCGAAAATCCTCAGGGTTTTTGTGATTCTTGCCATGCAAGCGTTTGCTTTTTATTAAATATCTCATGCTATTACCTCGTCAAGTAGGTTACAAAGTTTGTTAACAGACTCTAAAAGGTTTTCCCCTTTCTCAGATTTAATAAGATTGGTGTCTTTGCGCAACTGGGATAGTTTGTCCCTGCATTTATCTATAGCGTAAACTTGTCCCATTACCTCGTCTCTATGAGTTTTCATATGTTCTCCCTATTTCAGTTCCGTCAGTTAATCCTTTTTTGTACTTAGCCATTAAAGCATCAGTTACAACAACAGTCAGTTTGTCTGCTAATTCTGTGTCTGTAACTTCAAGTATCGCTCTATAAACTTCTTTAGCTGCTTCTTGGTCGTCATATATAACCTTCATATTAACCGCGCTTGTTTTGTTACTGTTTATAGACATTTCTCAATATCGCTCCAGTTCCAGTTACATTTTGCTTCATCATGTATCTGCGTTATAAGCTGCGCTCTATATTCACCAAGTTTATGCTCTAAGCTGCCTGCTATTTCGTGGATTTCACATACCTTTTTTAGCTTTGCAGCTATCTCGTCTAATCCTAGCGTATGCGCCAAGAATCCGTATGCTTCGCCGTGGTAGTTATTGTCTATTAGCTTGCTTATCACTACTAGCGTATTTTTGTTTACCAATCCTTTCATTTTATCTCCTTTAATTTATCAACTTATACCTTTATTCTATGACATTATAGTTATTATTGCAACTGTTTGCTGTGTCTTTTTTTAATTATTTTCATGCCTTTGTGGATAGATAATATTAAGGCTTGTTTGATTCATTGCTGCTACTTTGTCTAAAGTATGTTTCACTGCTTGCTCATCTAACAGATCAGTATAATCACATCCCATTCTAGGGTAGTATTTATTAAGAACTTGTATGAGGTCTGCGGTAAGTTCTTCTAACATAAAATATTCACTAGTTTTCATCAATGCAACTTCTCGCTTGTTGGTTTTTGATATTTCATTAGATCAGTCAAATGCTCAAATTCTTTTTCAGGCAAAAACTCTTTTGCTCTTGCAAAGGTCATTTTTATAAGATCAACTCCGTACTTGTTAGACAAAAGTTGTAAATAATATTTCCACGCTACTCTTTCCATAATTACTCCTCTAAAGATTCTAAAAACAATTGAA